AATACTGTAGAATTTCCAAAAGGATTAACTATATATGGTAGATGGACTAGAGTATCTTTACAAGCTAACTCTACACACGGTATTATCTGTTACTACGGAGAATAATGTTAGGATTAGGTAATAGTTTAATATCAGCAGCTTCGTTAGGCGAAGACTTTGGTGTAAATCATTCGTTAGAGTTTGACGGAAGTAATGACGAAGTAGATTTTACTACATCTGCTTTTCAAACTGCTTTAGCTGATGGTAATTTTAAACTAACAGGTTCTGTTTCAATATGGGCTAGAGTAAACACAACTAGTTCTAACGGGCAGATGTGGGACTTTGCTATAGATGGTGATAATAGAATACAACTACAATACAAGCATGGTGACGATAGTTTTACAGGAACATATAGAGCAGGTGGCACTAACAAAATAGCAAACCACGCGCCGTCAGGTACACAAGAAGGTGATGGTAATTTTCATCACATAGTAGTTACTTGGGATAGAGCTAGTGCAAATGAATTAAAACTGTATTTTGATGGAAGTCTTCAAACTACTACAACTTTAACCGCTACTTTAACTGGAGACTTTGATGACACCGCTGATGGTACGCTTGGTCAAGATGGTGCTAGTGGTGTAGAGTTTTTAGCTGGTACATCATTTAATGGTAACGCAGACTATAATGGTTATCTTGATGACTTTGCTGTATACTCAACTGTTTTATCGTCTAGTGAAGTTACAACACTTTACAATAGCGGTGCGTCAGATCAAACAAACGTAGATACTGTTGGTACTATTGTAGCACACTGGACGTTTAACGAAGGAACAGGTACAACTGTAACAGACAGAATAAATGGTTTTGTAGGTACGTTTGGTTCAGGAAGTAACGCGCCTACGTTTAGCACTACAAACGCTGGGGCATAAAATAAATAATTAATTAAATTAAATAAAATGGCAAAAACAAAAAAGAAAGCTGAAAAGGCTAAAAAAATTACAAACGACGAATTAAATAAAGTTCAAACTATTATAAACGACCTTAATAGAGGTCAGTTAGAACTAGGTATTATGGAAACTAAAAAACATAATATGCTACATCATATTAACATGATACAAGACGAATTAACTTTAATGCAAGCAGAGTTTGAAAAAGTATACGGTACTAGTAACATTAATATTCAAACTGGCGAAATAAACTATAATAAAAATGGCGAAGCTAATAAGAAAAATTAGTGTTGGTAAAGACTATAAAAATGACGCTATGCACTATGCTGTAGGTCAAGAAGTTTATGGCGGACACACTATATGTGATATATTAGAAGAAAAAGATAAATATTCTATTTATATTAAAAAAAACAAAGATGTTTTACCGTGGAAAGATTTTAACAAAAATATGGCGGTATCTGTAGAGTATAATCTAGAATATTAATGAAAGCGCCTTTTGACTTTGTTATAGAGCCAAAAGGTAATAGATATAACAACACTAAAAAAGTTGGTGATAAAAATCTTATTGTTAACACAGAGATATTTAATCATCAGTTTGTGAACAGAGAAGCTATTGTTAAATCTATACCTACAGCTTATGAAACAAAAATAAAACCTGGCGATACTGTTGTAGTGCATCATAATGTTTTTAGACGTTGGCATGACATGCAAGGTAACGAAAAAAACAGTAGAAGTTATTTTAATGAAAATACTTATTTAGTAAAAGAAGATCAAATATTTTTATATAAAAGAAATAATGATTGGCAAGCTACAAAAGGATATTGTTTTGTACAACCAATAAAACAAAGAGATAAACTAAAACAAAGTGAAGAAGAAGAGTGTATAGGTATTGTTAAATATACAGACGGTGTTAATAAAGTAGGAGAGCTTGTAGGATTTACACCTTTTTCAACTTATGAGTTTATAATCGACGGTAAAAGATTATACAGAGTTTTAAATAAATTTATTACAATTAAATATGAATATCAAGGAGACGAAGAAGCTTATAATCCAAGCTGGGCACAAAGCAGTTGAAGAATTAATTAATGTAGCCAAAGAGCAAATTATAACTAACACAGAAGATGATGTTTCTGCTGATAGACTTAAAAAC